GCCTCTGCGCCCTGCAATGCATCAGCCCCGGTATTACCAGACTGCCAATTCTTAACCGCATTATAGACGGCGAGCGGAGCCATAATATATCCGCCCATCGTAGACAATGCAGGGTTATTAAGAAGCTTACCAGCGCCCTGCAACCCTCCCCCGAGAGCCTGGCCGTACCCCCCAACTCCACCTTGCTTTAATCCCTGATATACTGCAAGGGCATCAAGTGCCCCGGTCGCGCCCGTATTGATATTAGCAGCCGTACCGGGGTCTATCCCCAATGCACCGTATGCCCCGGTCTGCCCACCGAGCTTCGCCAGATTAGCCGCTGCCGAGATATCACCGGTAGTAGTTCCCGACTGTAGACCCCCATAAATATTCGCGGCAGTCCCAAGGCCACCGGCACCCTGAACACCGGCACCCTGACCTAGGCTCCCAGCTCCCCGCAGAATTGCCTGAATCTGTTGTGGGGTCATGCCCATTAGTAGTGTACTACCTGGTTAAATCGTTGCGCCCACTCTACCCAATCAGAGAATCCCCGAGGATCGGCAACTACGTGCAACCCTTTCTGCTGAATAAGATCGAAAGCCCAGTTTTGCCAATCGTCTGCCCAATCGAGTCTGCGCGGCACTACACCAATCTCAGCCAAAGGCAAAGTAATAACGTCTGCCCATTCTATTACATTCCTTAATCCGCGAGGGTCGATCATTGCGTGATCCGTCCCTCGGCAGGTTCGATATGAGCAAGCGTCTTGCCCATATAATAGTTGCCCCCAATTATATTCGATTCAAAACGGAATCGTATAAGACGGCGCGACTCCTTAAACCGTACGATCTGCTGATCAGGGGAGAGCGGCAGATTCGATTTCATATCCTGGAACATAACGCTCTGGCTCTCGACCTCGGTACTGCGGGCATTCGCCCGCCCGCTTACCGTTACCGTCATAAAACCGGTCTGCATCAGGTCGGGTTCGACCATATCTACCCGCATGCATTTATCCATTCCCTGATCAAGGAACTCCTTTTCGTCGCTGACGAAATAGGACTGGATAGGATTTATGATCTGACCATTAACGGAATCGACACCTACTTCGTGCCGCCAGAGAGTAACGCTTTGATTTCCGACTCCCGGCTCGGTTAATAACGGCGCAGAGTAAACACTCGGGAAGTGACCAGCCGTACGACCGTTTCCCGGTAATGCCGTATCATACCAAGAACCTTCGCGGATATTATAGATCACGGCATGATTGCACTCAGTTGCAGCGTCAATCGGAAAGCACCACCAGATTTCTCCCCAGCGGGGTATCTTAAAGACAAATGCCTTCTCGCGAAAGGCCATATTAATCCGGCTAAAGAAGAAGTCAAGGTTCATCTGATTTGGCACTTCGCGCACGACGCCGTTAAACATAAGGAAACGGTCGTTGCCTGCCCAGAAGTAAATGCCATCGTACTCGATTACCGTCTGAGCCGAGAGAATCGAGCTGGTATCCGAGACGATATTGAAACTAAAGGGAACGACCTGGGCTTGAGTAGTGCTCTGAAGAAGTGCCGGATCGAAGATTCCCATTATCACCGAATCGAGCGACCAGAGCAAGAAGGCCGGTCCACCGTAGTTGCGCAATGGCAGACCCTTTATAATCTTCTGACCAGTTACGTAAGCTGAACCACCGCCGGGGTGAGCAGTTCCGATCCAGTTGCCAGGGTCATTCTCGGGCGAACAGTCTACCCTGCCGTAATTCCCATAGCTTATCAGGTAGGGGTAGATCGCAACGATGCCCCCTGATTGAGGAGGCATTGCCGAAGGAACTAAAGCCGTGGACCCCGTAGCTGGACCATAATAGATCGGCGTTTCGACTGCACTGGTAAGATCGCTAAGGTTCTGCCCCGCATGGGCAACGATATTACCCGTACCTCCCTGAGTCGAATACATAACGTCGAATTGCCAGGAATTATTCCCATTCGCCGCGAAGCCTGCCGGGGTCCGGTCATTCGTGCCTATCAGGTTCCCCTGAGGATTCGTCTGTACCTGGGTAAGAAAATTAGACCCTCCCATATGAATAAAATTAAGACCATTCTGCTGATAGGTATTTATGCCACGGACGACCTCGGGCAGCGTCGTAGTAATCGACTGATAGCCATTCATCTTCTTCGGTCGGCCCCGGTAGAACCGTACCCACTGACCGTCAGTATACTCTTGCCCGTCAAAGCGAGTACCGTCCCGCCTGATACCGGGAAGCGACTTGATCGGTACTGGTTTTGTAGTAGCCATTATTGCAGAACGGCCCACATAACTTCGATAATGCCATAAGCCCCGGAGATACTTGGAAATGGTCCTGAAGCAAGGGGTATAGAAATCGTAAAATACCCCGGATTGAGATTACTTACTCTCATCACGCTGGTCGGCACGTTCACCGGTCCTGCCGGAGTATCAGATATACCTCCTGTTACCCCTGATCCATTTAGATAGGAAAGCAGTACAATATAAGTGCCGGTAACATTCGGACTCAAAGGTACGTTCTGACTAAATTCCGCCGGAAGTGAGGCATTTAACGGAATCTGAAATTGCGCAAGACCTACCCGAGTTACGCCAGTAACAGCAGGAGCAGCAACGTTAATCCAACGGGTACCGTTAAAGCCGAGATACTGCCCGTTAGCAGGAGTCATCGGCCCGACATCGCTAAGTCCCTGCAACGTCGTAACGCCAGACGAGGTACCGCCGGGAAGTGATGCCGTTCCGTGAACCGAGAAGTGAAAGGCGGAATCCCAAGAGAGCATATTTCCCGCCTGGTCACCGATATAGCCACTGCCATCGTAGTGAAGATTTATAGTTTCAAGCCCCCCTCCACCTAATATTACATCGCCACCACCGCCCTGCGCTCCCGAGCCATACTTCGTAAAGTTCTTGAGGCGCAGGTTATTATTGCCATTCATTTGCAATAGCACACCGGCATCCCCGCCACTAGAAAGTCCTGCTGTATTATATCCCTCCAATGCAAAGGTTACACCACTACCGCCTGTGCCAGCAAAGTATATCCAGCCGGTAGTCGTAACAACTTGTAAATGGTTAGGACTGGGCACTCCAGATACCAACGCACCGCCACCGATACCTCCAATCCAAGTTTCCGTCGCAGGAGTTACCGAGCCATCGTCGCATGTTAACGAGATCCAGGGATTTATCGAATTCCAGTTACCGTGTACGCTCTGGGTTACACGCGAAGTAGCAGCACTTATACCTCCACTCGGATAAAACGTTGTACCGGCAATAAGCCAGGCATGGCCAGGACCGTACTGTGTATCACCAGAGCCTGATAACTCGAAACCCTGCCCGATAACCGTAGCACCATCAGCACCGATAGTAGCAACAGGATTATTCTCCCATCTCTGGGCCGTCGCATTCCAATATGGTATCTGATTAGCCTGCAAATTGCTAAGACTAACATCATCTAGACCGGCATAGGTATTAGTTAGACCAAGATTCGCCCTTGCCCCGGCGACGGTGGTTGCCCCGGTACCGCCCTGAACGATTAAAAGCGGGAAGGCTATAAAGTTGGTCAGAGCATTAACTACGTTCGTTCCATCGGAGTAGAGAACATAGCGATTCCCTGGAGGTACCACGAGAGGGTTAGCCTGCCCTGCCGTACCAACGTAGAGATTAAATCCACCGGTCGTCGAGTTATCGACCCAATATTCCTGAGTCGTATTCGGTACGACGATAAAACGGTCGCCGGTCAGCGTACCGGTAAACCGGTAGCCGATCTGATTAAGCTGCGATCCCTGAAGGGTAAAATTGCCCGATCCCGAGACATCGAGCGTAATCAGGTTAAATCCCCCGGCTCCTATTCCCGCCCCGCCCCGCAGCGTATAGTAGTTTACGCCATCGGTAAGATACCAAACCGAGGCTCCCGGTGGCAGCGTATCCGAGTTATTTCCATCAATCGTATCGGGAGGCGTCTGTACCGGTGGATAGATCGTTACCTGCCCCGCACCCTGATTCTTAACGATAATGAACCAGCCCGCACCAACGGCAGCGGGAGACGGCAGATTAATGGTACCGACCCCGCCGGTCCACTGAATTACCTTAGCCCGATCCGCGTCGAGAACGGTATAGTCAGTTGATTCTGGCTTAAGAAGCAGTTGCAAATTCAACTCGGTTCCAATAGCCGTAAGGCCCGCTCCCGCCAGTGCCGAGGCTACCGCTACCGAAACCCCGGCACCAAACTGGAAGATGCGCCAGGTACCGCCAGAGGTCGAATTATCAATCAGGTAGAGTTGCCAGATCGTTGCAGGAACCAAGGCAACGAGGGTAGCTCCGAGGCTATTCACGATAGCGGCAGTAAACCCACTGATATTATTAAATAGGGCGGTATAACCGGTCGAGACCTGGCGGGCATCCGGTAATGCTACCGTCAATCCCATTCCACTAGGATTCAGGTCTACGATATCGGTAAGGACCAGAGCACCGGCGATAGCCTGCTCGATAGGCCATTCAAGCTGAATATTCGTCGAATAGTTGAGCTGGCTATACGACGGCTGGACGGGATAGATATTGTTCCCGCCAAATACCTGGGCAAAGCCGGTCATGCTTTATTCCTCACAGATTGCCGATCCGCTACCCTCTGGAGATCCTGCTGATCAATAGACTGCAACTGCTCCGTGTAAAGCTGCTGCCAGACCGGGATACGCTCGTCGTTCTTCAGATAGGGGGTAGCCTCAAGCAGCGAGCGATACAGGAGAAGATTAGGAGCATAATCAGTAAGCCAATTAGTTTGGTTATTCTGATCGAGGAGTGCTGGTTGCGTATAGTAAATTATCTCCCAAGGATAGTTGATCGCCGGAGTCGGTACGATCAGCCAATGGTTAAAATCATAATCGGAATAGAATTGCGGCTGCTTAATCAGGGTTAGGTCCATAACCGCAGAATCCGGCCAGTAGGCACGGCAATACTCATAGGAGCGAGCGAACATCGGTCGCCGCTCGTTCTGATTTATCGTAGGATCGTCTGATACACCGTAGAGCATCGAAACCGTCTGCCGCCAGCCGTTCGGCTTTGCATAAACCGAGGTCCCAGCCGTAAGCTCCGAGGTCACAGGGGTTATAAAGCCCTGCACCTTCATAGCGGTAGCGATAGCCCGCTCCGCAAGGTTAATGAGACGCGGGATCTGGTTCGCTACCTGCACGTCTAAGGGCGTACCGCGCTCCAGATATGATTGCATATCTGCAACGAGCGAGGTAAAGGTCATCGCGGTAGGCATGACTACCTCTTCTGCGGCCCTTTAGGCTGTGCCGTCTCCTGATGCGGTGGGGTCCCCGTTGGAATCTCCGGATATTTGATTTCCTTATCCTGTGTAGCAGAAACCCACGCTACGATGGCGGTTATGATCGCAATAATGAATACTGTTGTCTCAGACGGAATGATATGCGATAGGTGGCCGGCTTCCAAGGCAACGACGAGCGTCGCCAGGATCGGCACCGACCACTTCAACCCGGTCTTAAGATTGGTTGTCACGTGGAACCTCCTTCATCTGCTCGCCGTTCCCTGCCGGTCGCGGTTGCGGGGCCTGTTGTCCTACGGGACCTCCTTGAAGCTGCTGCGACATCCTGGCAATCAGTTGTGCCACGTCGGCATAGGGCTGGCGACCGATTATATTGAGTATCGCCTGCCACTCGGTATGATCCAGCTCGATACGAAACATAGCCATTATCTCACCCTCCGTGCCCGTAACTTGGGAGAACCACCAACTTGAAACAGATTGCCCGGTGCAGAAGTGTTGCTCAGCTGGCAGGTAATAGTCTGAGCTGATGTAAGCCTGAAGCGCAAAGGACCAATATTGAAGTTGGTCCAGGCGCTAGCAGTCCAGTATATATTCGACGCGGCTGGCCCTTCCATCGGATCAGGTACGAGCTGCACACCTACATTCCACGGACCAGTACCACCAGACGACCCCCCGTTACCGTGAAAGGTAACGTCCCAGTCGCCTGCTGTCAGCGCCAGGCTCACGATAGTTGTATTTTGACCACCATCAGCGCTTACGGTGCCGGAGTTAATCGCACTCAGCCATTCTCCGATAGCCCCCGCCGCAGCGTTGGTGGCGCTAGTGACCCCCCGGAGATTGCCTATGGTGGCTGGACCGTAGAGCCAAGAACCACCTTGAACACTAAGCGACCCCCCGACATTTACCGTCTGATTAAAAGTAAGCTGCCAGCCGAACATCGGATCGGGAGGAGTTTCCCACAAACCACCTATAACAGGCACAGCATTCCAATCGTTGCTGTTAGTGGTAATGGTAAGGCGCGCTATGGTAGAGGTGGCATAACTAAGGTCAGGTGGCCCCGGTGGCGTTAGCCAATTTATGGACAGACTAGGGCTGCTTATCCAACTACCGGCAGTCGGTGCAAATTGCAAACTTATAACGTTACCATAACCTAAATTAGGATCAGGCTGATCCATGCGAATACGTATTGTCTGAACACCAGTAGCATTTATGATATAAAGGTAGACAAAACCCCAGGAGTAGAACTCAGGGTCCGAAGCCGCCGTTGTCAGGTCAATCCGCCAGGACGAACCGGCAGCAGCGTCAATTACATAATAACCATACATGACGCCCGGATTAACGGAGTAGTAAGCCGCTTCCGTCCAAGAGTCGGTCAGAGTACCCTGGATTGTATTGGCAGTAATTGCATTAGCACTAAGGGTACTGGCATTGAAAGTCCCGCTCCAACTGGCGTAACCACCATTTTGCAGAGATAGCGTCGATTGTGCTGCCCCGGCAGCAGTAAACGAGCCAATGTTAAAAGTTCCGGGTGAATTGGGGTTCTGCCATGCCCGCCAAGTCGTCTGTACTGACGAAGCGGTAGCAGGAGTAAAGACGATGCGCCCACCGGGATCAGTTGAGGCATTGGTACTCGGTTGTAGTATAATACCGGGGCCACTCGGGTTATTAAAAGTTTGCGGTGCAGTCCAAGTGTTGGGTGTCGAGAGACTTGCCCCGCCTCCTCCCGGTAACGTCGCCGTACCATTCAAAGCAAAAGCACCGGTAGTATCCCAGCTAAGATAATTCGCATTGCCACCAATTCTACCACTCCCGTCCGTATTGAATTGGAGGTAAGTAGCAACAGGATTTAGTGAGGTAAGTTGCCACCGAGTCGCAAGACCAGGGGCTGCCCCAGCCGCCCAAGTTACCGCACTTGCAGAAGTTTGCCACCAAATCTCGCCTCCCCCAGTGTTGGAAGCTACGAAAGTACCCCGAGCGGAACCTACTGAGAATCCCCCCCAAAGACTCAACTGATTATTAAATATATTTGATCCCGTAAAGGTATTAGCTGCTCCCAGCATCGCGACAGCGGAAGCCGAATTAGTCCAGTTACTATTAGGACTAGACCAAACCAATGCCTGGCCGTTAACCAAAGAACCAAGGTTTACATCGGTAAGTCCCGCTAAGGTAGTGCTGCCACCTCCCCCGCCTCCCGTTATCGGTTCCCACGCAGCGTCCTGCCGACCGTACAATACGCCATCTACGGGTGCCTCGGGTATACCAGCTCCGCCCCCTCCCGGTAGCGTAGCTGCGCCAGTAGTATAGAACCGACCCTGATTAGTCCATGCGAGCTGATTCGGCGTAGGACCAATAGCACCACTGCCGTCCGAATTCATAGTCATCAGGTAATTATTCTGCGGGACGGATTGCCAGTCGCTAATGATCCTGAACTGCTGCGTAGGAGTTACCATAATCTGCGCACTCTGATCGCAGACCAGGAGTCCTCCCATAGTCGCGCCGGTCGAAGCTGAGAAATATCCATTAACAACTACGTTACTATTAAACAGGTTAGAAGCTCCCGTAAAGTTATTGTCTAACGGCCTGATATCCAAGCCAACCGAGGAACCGACGATGTTAATCCAGCGGGTGCCGTTCCAGCCAAGGAAATCGCCATTCGCAGGCGTCATCGTGCCGACATCCCCGAGTGCCTGAATACCAGGCAGGATCTTGCCGGTCACGCTCAGGTTTATCGGGTAAGGCTGTACGCCTATCTCTACCGCTAAGGTCTGGTAATCACTATTGCATCGTACATAGATGCGGTTATCCCTGCCCTTAAGGAACCAGTAGCTAATTTGATCTGCAATTATGCCACTCTTCCAGTTCGAGCCATCCGGAAAGACGAACCAGACCTGCCCCGCGTAATTAGAGAAGGAGCTTGGCGAATATTCTCCACGAACTTCTAACCACGGCATCGAACATACGCTATTAGCAGCAAGGCCAGCCCGAATAGTGTCCGTTCCTATTCTCTGATCTACGGTAAAGTTGTTGGGACGGTTTATCCCCGCTACCTGCGTCCAGTCTACCTGGATCCCGCCGCTCGTTGTAATAGGGTTAGGCGTACCGGTCAGACCGGCCCCTACTGAGACTTCCGTTACTCCCCCTCCCAGGCCGGAAAGATCCTGATTCACCCAATCCGTACCGTTAAATATCAATACCTGATTAGCTAAAGGCGAAGTAATAGTAACATCAGTAAGATCCCCGAGTGTTACCGGGAAGGCTGACGGGAGAGTAAAAGTACCGCTAGCATCCCAACAGAGTCGATTAGGAGCAACGCCAATGCAACCGCTGCCGTCACCGTAGAAGATTCCTCCCGGCATCGACACCGAGAAGTTAAACATCTGCCCCTGCGTCCAGGTATTCGCCCGATTGAGTCCCGGTACCTGCGTCCAGTCAACGCCGATAGTACCGGTGCTGATGATCGGATCGGGCGTAAGGATCAATCCACTATAGAGCGGATCGTCCGAGGAGATTTCAGTTACGGCCTTAAGATCGGCATTCACCCAGTTCGTGCCGTCATACGTCAATACCTGCCCCGGCTGCGGGTCGAGGATATTAACGTTCGTCAGTTTATCTATATCCCCAGGCATCCAGACCCAGTAGGTACCGTTAAACGTCAGGACGGCACCTATCGGCGGCACGCCAATAATCTCGGTATCGAGCAGGTGATCTAGTCTCTGCGGCGGGAGATCCTGATTAGTCCAGTTAGTACCGTTCCAGGTTAATACCTGATCCGTATTAGGCGGCGGTGTCGTAAGGACTATATCATCCAGGTCACTCAATACGGTGCGAGGTACTACGTTTACCCATCGACTGATCGAAGCATTCCATGCAAGCAAGTTACCATCGGCCTGTCCCGTTAGTAGCACGTCGGGCAGCGTTGCCAGAGTATAGGTAGCAGGGGTCTGATTAACCCAATCCGTGCCATTCCAGGTTAAATTTTGGCCTGCTACGGGGTTTAGCAGGGAAATATCGGCTAGCGACCCGAGCGTTATCCCCGTGCCGGGGGGAACATTCTTCCAGACCTGATTAGTAGAGTCCCAAGCGAGGTTATCCCCGCCATTAAGCCCCGAAAGAGTTACGTCGCTCAGCTGCGAGAACGAGGTAGCGCCTGTAGCTATCGTCGTATTAGTCCAACGGGCACCGTTCCAGACCAATGCCTGTCCAAGAGTTGGTCCCGTAAGAGCAACATCGGCCAGGCTAGCTATCGAGCCGCCACCTACCAGATCCGATACCGGTCGCCTTACCGTCGTATAGTTCTGGACCAGCGGGAATGGTTCGATCCCGGCAGGGATATTGCCGGGAGGGAGTTGTGAAATCGGAATACCCATTAGAAACTCCCCGGTAAGGGTATAGGAACCATAATAAATTGACCGTCCTCGGTCAGGATCGGTATGCCACTCTCGGTAACGAGCCGTTGGGCGATCTGATTAAAGACCGGGAACCCCGGATGATCCATCGGAGGCACGCCGGTACCGAACTGCCAGGTCAGGTCGTCGGTCAGCGGACGGTCGGGACGGTAGATCGGCAGGTTTATATGTTCGGTCTGGCGTGCGGGCAGTCGGTAGGGATCGAGGACATCAAGGTCCTTCATGCAGACCATTAAGCCAGGAGTATTAGGGTCCGGATAAAGGTCCTCAATCGACATCTTGATCGAACATCGACCACAGAGGCCAATGCCATAGGTGCTTCGTCCTTTAGGATTAAACCAGTAACCGCCGCTACCTCGTCGGCCACCGACGGATGATCGTTCATCACGTGCCACGGGCCTACCTCGTATAGTTCCAGATTCGGGGCTGTAACCACGTTGGTGCTCCGTCGGTTTCCGACGCCCAGGCCCGCGCAAGCTGTCTCTCAGCTTCTGGCCCTATGAACGCCAAGACATCCGGCCTGACTTCCGGGATTTCCATTGCCAGGTTCTTAGCCAGCTCGGTTACTATAGCCAAGAACCAGCGCTGCGGTACCTCTATTGAGTTAGTAAGGTCCATACCTACGTCCTGCACGTACCGGCTGACGTATAGGACGAGCTGAGCGAACGTATACTGAAACTGCGGTGCGGGCCAGACGGTAATCTGCGGCTCCTGAATCTGCTTATCGAACCACATCTGCACCGGTCGGCCCGGAAACCATTTATCGGGCAGGTTCGCGTAATCATTCATATTGATTTTCGCGACCGGAATCTCATTCGGCCTGCCCTGAAAAACCAACTCGATTATATCTAAGGTAGTCACGGAATCGGCTACGATACGGTAGAACCGATAGCCGATATTCCGTACTCCCTGGATATCCGTCCAGACCCACTCGTTATGTTTTACCTCCTGCCCGACGACAGTATCGAGGACCGTCCAGTTAGTTCCGTCATCCGATGCCTGCCAGGTATAACCCCAAGTGCCCGAGACGTTCGGCATAAAGCCATAGACTACTGCTTGGATTTGGGCCGGTAGCCGGATCTGTATAAAGCCACCCGGACCAGTAAGAGTGCAAGCAGTATCAAGATTAACATCAAAAGCATTGGCTGCTACTCCTCCGGGGGAAGATGAGTAGTCGGATGTGCCGCCAAGGAGGCGCGTCGCCGTCCGCAGGTTACAGCTCAGGACGTCAATAACGTCGGTATTCAGAGGGACGTTCTGCTTTGACTCGTAGATCGGATAAACCTGTTTCTGCTTGCACCAGAGCGGGATACCCTCGTTAGACAGCGTAGACAGATGCAGATAAAGCATCTGCTTGGCGATGTCGATATACTCGTGAGTAATCTGCTGCGGCGCGAGCTTGCATCGGCCAAAGGCACGGTCAATAGCATCCCCTACCGTAAAGATAGTAGTTGAGACCGTGCCGCTGGTAACTAGCATTCTTCATCCTTCAAACGACCGAGCGCGCCGCCCTTGGCATAAAGCGCGCCCCCGGCACCAAGCCGGTTCCGTGTCCCGCTAGTTCCCATCCCTGCCGAATGCGCTGGTGGCTGAGTTACCCGTTTAGCGGTCTTGCCGCCTCGGGCCAAGCGATTAATCGTCCCGCCCGTAGCCAGCTTATTGCGCGTCCCGCTGGTACCAGAGGCTCTCGACCACGGAGCAGGCATCTTCCAGTCCCTGACCGGCGTAGCGTCGGTATGATCATGAACGCCCTGTCGCGTCGCATGACGACGACTACCGGTAGGTTTAAAGCCTACCGATCCGCCACGAGCCTTGCGCATCCTGCCGAGTGTCTTGGCGAGGTTCGCCTGACGCTTCGTCCGCGCCGAGGCTCCCGAGCCTGCCTTGGTTACCTGACGAGCATATTGCTGAACACTTTCTCCCGCCCTCTTGGCTTTTGCGGTAAAGGCTCCCGGTCGCTTGATCGCTCCCTGGATCCACCTGCCGCCTTTCGCCATATAGGGCTGCTGAGGGCTACCAGCCTCGGGCAGGGTCGGCTGCGGCTGCGGTGCAACCTCCTGCTCAGCCCGCCGTTCGGCGTCAGCCTCGGCTCGGGCACTCGGATGTGGCCGCTTGCCGGTACCGTAACGCCTCGACTCGGAGCGCACCTTGCCACCCGTATAGTAATGCTTATGAACGTGGAAGTGCCGAGCACTGCCGCCACGCGCATAGCCAGGAGTCAAGGTACCCTTCCCGCCCAGCTCCTCAAGCTCATCGGTAGGTCGAGGCGAGCGGCGCTCGACGCCAGCCCGCTCCATCGGATTACCCCGTCTTGGGTTAGTAATCGTCTGGCCGATATGACTTCCCCACTGAGAGGTCGGGAGGTTATGATGTCCCATTATCGTCTTGGTACTATCTTTAAAGCCGTTTGCCATTAGGTTATCCCCTGTTGCGAGATGATAAGAGTATCGGTAGGCACCATACCAGTGCCCCGGATTGCCCTGATACCCTCGGGAATATCCGTCAGACCACTACCCGGAGCCTTCGCAAGCATCGGTGCAGTAAGCCAGGTAGGAGTAAGCGTCAGATCGAAGGGATCATCCAAGGTCATCTCGATAACGCCCGTGCCTATAGCCCCGCCTACACCCGTCATCCGTGCTAACGTCTTTGAATCCGTCACGTAGACATCGAGAGGCACCGGCGGTGAGTTTCCCGTAATCCCCGTGATCCTGATAGGTCGCATGATACCTCCTAGAACGTCGGAGTCATAAGAACGTTTATCCTATCCTTGATTATCGACCAAAGATCCAGGTTAGCAGTGCCCGCTGATACGGCAAAAGTAGGAGTCAATAGGGTGGTAGTCGGGAATCCCGCAGGGAAGGCTACCGGTGGAGATCCCCCACCTCCGAATGAACCCCTAATCGGACCCGGAGCAGAGGGAATCCCCGGCGCTACGTTAGGAGTCATACCCGCTCCCGAAAGTTCCCAGACCGCCCTACCAGGCAAACCTGCCGTATAAACGGCACCATCCCAGTAGAAAGCGACTCTAAGCGGAGTGGTTAACGATATATCCGAGCGCAGCGTGCCGGTAAGTGGATGACTTACTACCGTGCCTCCCGAGGCTACGGACGCAGTAACAGTCACCCCGTTACTCTGAATGTAAATACCATCGGTAATGCTCCCGGCAGTCAGAGGCGTCGCCGTAGCATTAACCAGACCGGCAAGGAAATTCACCGTCGTAGCACTTATAGAGAATAGAAAGTTTCCCCAGACCCGGAAACCTTGCTGTAGCTGATAGTTAGCTATAGTATTCTGGAGAGCCGCCGCAGCAGTCGCCTGAATAACTCCACCATCAGCAGCAAAGAGAGTAAAGCCTGCGCCGCCCGTAAAGTTAGCCGCAACGAACTGATGAAAATCATCAGTCATTTCGCTTACTTTCGTCCGGTCGGGCAGAGGCAGATCGGACAAAGTTTCCGTGTCCCTGGCATTAGTCATGCCATTAGGCCATCGGGTTACGCTTATATCAAACATCTCTTTCTCCTCAGGAAGGGCGATAGATCACAGGATTACAGGGAGTTCGCAGTTCGTTGGTCGCGTCGTGCGTTCCATAATAATCACTGATAACTGACCTATCGCCCTGAACCTTATAGCCCCGGAGTCCCATATACCGTCCTCCAGTCGGTCCAGGACGGAATATAACGCTCCGTGCTCTTATATCGCATGGAGTCCGTTTCGAAGTCGCCCTCCATCGACTTCTCCAGCGCACGGCGCATGGCTATCTTGAGTCCCTGCTTGACGTCGGTCTGGATAAACCAAGCCGTAGTGCTCGTCATGCGGGTAATGTTAGCCTGCCCCTTCGACAGCAACCCGAGAGACTTCACAGGGTTGATATCGTTGTTCGCCGTTCCGGTTCGCAGCACTGACTTGAGGAGGACCTCAGCCTGCATCACGTTGCTCGGACCGGTAACGATCTGCAACGGATTGAGCCGGATTCGCTTGCCGTTATTATCCACGGCATTCCGGATCTGGATGAGCATCTGTTCCAAAGAAGTCTGAGAGAGCGCCGCCGCCGTAGTAAGCTGGTTCGAAAAAACACCAGCGGGAGGAGCCAGAGGATGCACGGTAGAAACGAGGGGCACGCCATCGCCGCCATTGAATCCGGGGGTAAAGCCGGTATTCAGAATATTGGCGCATAGCGTTTCCTTCGTCTCGATCATCGACTGACCCAGATGCTCGGCGTAGATCTGGCCAATCTTGATATGATCGCCGTCCTCGACCAGGACCTTCGTTATGGCGAAGGCGAGGCCGAACACGGCATAGACGTAGCGCTGAATGAACAGCACTCCGCCTGACTGGTACGTAACCGGCGTACCATCCGGCAGCGCAGGTGCCGCTCCCATGCCAAAGAGCACGGGTTCCTCGTGGTAGTTGCGGGGTGTGCCTTTAAACTCACGGAAGACCATCTTCCATTCGTCAGAACGCTGATCATAGATACCGTCGAAAGTTTCGTTGAGTATCGGCTCGACTATGGATCGGAAGTCGGTACTCCGCATCGGGACAGCCATTTGACTTCCTCCTTAGTAGGCGACTAAGCTCGCTACGTCTTGGTGCATTGAGATCTGCGCCATAACGATAGTGAACGGATCACCAGGTAGGTTGTCGATCCTCTGCGCAAAGCCGACGATTCGCAGCTGATTCGTACTCGTCTGAGTAAGCGAACCACCAGTCGTTACGTCGAGCGCCACGTTCGAGAAGCCCGTGATGAGATTCCCGCTCGTAGTTGTATTCGCCGTAATTGACGCTTGCGCTCCGAGGGCAGTCTGCGGCACCGAGCCGTTGGCCTGGATCTCGTAAGTGATATAAGGCTCACGAGTACACCAGCCAACGATAGTCGTCGCGACGGTACTCGCCGGCCAGTAGTTAGCTACCGCCCGACGGCCAGTTGCCGTCATCGTGAATTCGACGCCTTGGAAAGCACCCAGGATGCGGTTCGTCGCCGCGCCTGCGCCAGCCGCCCCGAGGGCAGTAGCGAGGATCAGGTTGCCTGAGGGAGTAGTCGGATCTATCTGAACGGGACTGTTCAGAAAGATATTGCTAGGATACCCACTAGCGATATTGATACCTCCATAAACTTGTGGACCACCGCTGATAGCGGGCCGGATGACGCCCGACGGATGGAGCGAGGGCGCTATCCCGAAGGGTGCAGCGAATAGGGACATAGGTCACTCCGTAAGAGAGCTTCATCGCCGTGGCTCCTGATCGAGAAAATCAGGAAGCTCGCGGGCCTGTCCCAGTTCCTGCGTTCCGGTTTCGACTAAAGGTGCTTTAATACGGCCACCACGCTGCGCGGCTTGAGCAGCCGCCTCCGCAGCTTGCTGAGCAGCAGCAAAGATCGCTTCCTCTTCTTCCTGAGGTTGCTTGAAATGCACTTCCGTCATAAAGTCCTGATAGAGCTTATGAGGTAGCTTTGCTGCCAGCATCTCGTTTACGCTGATAACCCCCGGAAACTCCGCACTCTTGGAAGACATTGTTTCAAAACCGGGAACCTCGTGAGCTTTAATCAGCTCATAGCCCAGGCGCAATCTTCCGTGAACAGGGTCTCGTGAATTCTGAGTAGTTATCCAGCATACGTGGTAACCGGGAATCTTGGGAAGATCCGGTAACGCAGACTGGAAGAATGTTCTACCTAGCATAGCGACACGTTCAGAATCCGTATATTCCCGGTTCTCAGTAACATCACGATCTTGCCACTCGCGATCCCTGCGGGAATCCGGATTCTTACGCACTACTTTGATAGGTTTCCTTAGTTCCGACACGTCAGCTACTCCTGCGAGTGCTCAATGCCTCCGGTTCTCGCGGTCCCACTTCTGATATTGCTTCAGATATTTGTCCCGCAGAACGGGGTCATCCCATGCTCCAGCGGCGATCATCGCCTGCTTACGATCCTCGTTAACATAAACCTCATTCTTACGCAGTGGCCTTTCCCGGCCACCTACCATTATCTGGGGACCTCGTGGTTGGCGTTCGCCTGCCTCCTCGGCCCCGTTATACCTATGCGGCAGATACTTAGCCAGTCTCTCGTCCAGTTCCTGCCAATACTCGTCGTTCCGGGCATCGTACTGACCTTCGTTGAATAACTGATCCTCAATAGCCTTCGCTACCCTGGAGTCGGAATTCCTCAGGTTAGTATCGTACCAGGAATGACTCTCTGCCCAGTTACGCGCCCGCTGCTGAATCTCCGGATCTACTTGGGGCATCCGGGCCATCTGGGCCATCTGGTTTCTTTGGTTTCTAAGGCTATAGAGTTGATTGCGTCCCGCCTGAAGGTCGCGGGATATTCTATCGGCTTCGGCAGCAGAGCTACCATCCGACTTATCAATAGCCATAGCCTTGATTTTCTCGGCTTCTCTGATCTGACCTTCAATTTCCGCGATCTTATTATCTATCAGAACCATCTCGCCGTTA